ATTATCAATCATTGCGATTGGTTGGTTTATGATATAAGAGATGCAATTTAAAGCATATTGAAGTTGATCCAATTGAATATTCAAACCTTTCCCTAAACCGGCTTGATTTGATGGAGAAATACGCGTTCTGAATGTTATTTCAGATAATGAAGAACGTTTTGATTATTGGGGTAATTCTTTGATTTGGCCAACAAATAAAGCGAGGCAATTTAATTCGGAAACAGAACGAACTTTGCAAAATGTAGTTTTGAATAGTTCAGGAAGATTGGCAATTATTAAAGCCGTAAAAACAGATTTGGCTTATTTAGAAAGTGTTGTTAACTTTGATGTCGAAGTAAGTTTGTTAAATCAGAATAAAATATCGATAATAATAAGCTTCACAGGCAAAACAAATCAGCAAGATAAATCATTACAATTTGTATTTGATAATTCAAAAAATGAAGTAATAATAGAACAAATACTATGAAAAACATACCAAGTATTATTGAGTTGAACGAAGATATTGCGAATGATTTACGCAGTAAATTAGGTTTAACAGACGATGATTTGAAAAAGGTAGCGAGTGCGCTACCTTTAGTACTATCAGGACAATTTAAATTGGCCTATCTTTTTTTAGGTGATATTCAGGATAATTGTTTTCCGGACAAAGCCAGTACTGAATTAAATGGAGGAACACTTGAAAGGCAAGGTCGAATTTATCTTAATCGAAATCCTTTTCCTGATTCTATTGGAGTTTTTAAATTTTCAGTTACGGGGGTTGCAGGATCTATTTTAAGAAGTGACTTGACTTTCAAATCAAATGATGATGCATTAAATGCCGGTCAGGTTTATGTTTTGGATGCAGAATATATTTTAACTGGAACTGCTGATGAAATTGAAGTTCGTTCTATTGGATCAGGAGTCACTTATAATTTAAGTGTTGGAAATAATTTGACTATTACAGAGCCGGTAATTGGAGTTGATAAAACAGTTACAGTTACAGAAGTAATTACACAGCCAACAGCAGGGGAAACCGAGGATCTTTATCGACAATCTATTTTAAATGCAATACAAATAGAGCCACAAGGCGGTAGTAAAGGTGATTATCGAATTTGGTCTGGAGATGCACAAGGAGTTAGGTTAGTATATCCCTATGTTAGAGATGGGGAAGTAGGAACTATTGATGTTTATGTAGAGGCAACTTTAGTTGATAGTACGGATGAAAAAGGAACTCCAGGAACAGCAATATTGAATAATGTCGATGATGTTATTAATTTTGATCCTGATGTAACTAAACCTAATTATGAAAGAGCAAGAAAGCCAATGCAAGCTAATGTTGTAGTTTCTGCTATCACTTTGATTCCAGTTGATATTACAATTACAGGATTGAATGATGATTCAACTTCGGTTCAAACTACAATTAAAAATAGTTTAGATGATTTTTTATATGGAGTTAGGCCTTTTATTGATGGTGCAGATTTATTGAGAAATAAAAATGACATATTATATTCTGGAAAATTACAAGGAGTTGTTACAGATTCATTAATTAATGGAAATTTTTTCAATATTTTAGATTTAAAAGTAGATGGAAATACTGAAATATCTTATGAATTTGGTTTAGGTAATATTCCTTATTTGAGAAACTTAATATTCAATTAATATGGTTTATGAAGTAACAGAAAAGAGTACGGTTCATGGATATGGAACGCCTCATGGATTTAATACTCCACATAGATTTCCTAATTATTTAAAAGGAAGTTTAACTGATATAATGGCAAATTTAGCTATTGATTTATATCCTACAGGTAGAGCTTTCACTATGCAAAAAGGAGGTGTTGCAGACAATATGCATGTGGCTTTGAATAGAAGTTTTATACGATTAGTAAATGCAGGGTTTTCAATATTAGATTCTAACTTTCCGGATAATGAAAATTTTGATTCAGATGATTGTTTATTGTGGGAATATCGATTAGGTTTAAGAACCAATGAATTGATTTCTTTACAAGATAGGAGAGATGCTATTTTAAGAAAAATGAGTAGAGGTCGAAATATTCAGGCCCGACAAGGAAAAGAGTATATTGAATATCAATTGAGAATAGCAGGATTTGATGTTTACGTTCATGAAAATACGATTCCTTATAAAACTCCAAATGATATAATTGCAGGTTTAACTAATATTGTACAACATGGAGGAGATACCCAACATGGTATTGGTTCACAACATGGATCAACATCTGTGCAATTAATTGCTAATTTATCAACTCCAAACGAATCGTTTTCTATAGGCAGCGAAAATCTTTGGGCAACATTTTTTATTGGAGGTCCGGTATTAGGTGAGATGGCTAATATTCCTCCAAAGAGAGAAGAAGAATTTAGGGAATTAGTTTTAAAATTAAAGCCAGCTCATTTAGTTGCCTATACTTTTATTAATTTTACCGATTATGTTATTCCAAGAATACATTCAGATGAATATAGTGATGTTTATAACTAAAAAATAAAAATTATGCCAATTACAAGAGAAGATGTAACCAATGATATTACATCTAAAATATCAGGAAAAACTATTGCAAAAAGCATTACTCCTACAGAAGATGGAGATAATAGGGAATTAATGATGGATTATGTAGATCAGGAAACCGGAGGCAATAGTGGGGCAGTAACGTTATCTGCAACGCCTTCTGAATTGCCTTATACAATAAATGCATGCAATTTTTCAGGTGGAATTGCTTATTTACCAGTAGTTCCAAAATTAAATAAACAAATTTTAGTTATAGCAACTTCAAACAATATTGAAATTAGAGCAAATGTTGCTAATTCAAATAAAATGTTTGTAACCTATGGTACATTTGTAAATAATGTTGTTTTGACATTAAACCAAATGTATCGATTTACTTATATTGGTTTTGGAACAGGAACAGGTGGTTTGACAGATGGATATTGGAAAGCAGAACAAATTTAAAAATAAAAAAATATGAGAACTCTTTTTAACCAACCTAACGTTGATAAATCAGATTTATCCGCATATCCAAGCGGTAGAATTAGAAATAATTCAGGTGTAGGAGATGGAACAGGTGTAAATGAAGCTACTAAAGGTGACTTACATCAAATGTTAGAAAAACTAATGCGTTTATACGCTATAACTCCAAATGATTTACCGGATTCAGAGGTTAATGGGTTTCAACTTATTGATGCTTTACGCGGTTTAGCTTCTAAAAATGATTTCATTTATCCATTGAGTACAAATGGAACAATATTGAATGTGGACATTAAGTTTTCTCAAATGTTAGAGAATGAATTTATTGTTTGTTTAGCTGCTTTTAATAAATCAACAGAAACTCAAATTAAGGGCATAGGAGCAGGAAGTTTTACAATTGCTTATTCCGGTGCATTTAAAACTAATGAATATGTAAGAGTTATCAAAACAAGCGCAGGAGTTTCAATTATTAGATTGGCAGATGCTTTGAGTTTGGATGCAATGGTTTCTGAATTATTATATTTGAAAAAAGCAAACCAAACACAAGAGGATGCAGGAACGTCAGAATTAGTTGCAACGACTCCAAAAACAAACTTAACGGCTTTTGTAAAAAGAGTTATTGGAGCAAGTTCGGGAGATTATTTAGCAACTACATTAAGAAATGGTTTGTACCCAAAAGAACATTATTCTATTGTTGCCGGTTTAGGAGCAAGTCCGGTTAAAAATACAGGTTGGTTTTCAGGATTAGATATTAGTGTTGGGGGAACGATAAATTATCCAGTAGGTGGAGATATTACAGAAGCTCAATCATTTGTATTATCAGGACAAACTAATGAGCAATTTATATTAGTTACAATGGCAAATGCTATGTCAAATACGAATTATTATGTTCGTTCATTTAATGAAAGCCAAGGAGATATAAGAGCTGATAATGACATTAATGGAGTAGTTTTTAAAATAATTTCTACAACTCAATTTCAAATTTCAATGAAAGAATCTGCCAGTGGTACTCAAAATTTAAAAATACATTTAGAAGTAGTTCAATTATAAAAAAAAGAATCAATGAGAACGATAAAAAATATATCAATACCGCAAAATACTGATCCAAAATTTCCTTTTGGAACAATTAAAAATGAAACGGATACAGAAGATGGAACTCCGGTAATAGAGGAGATTTATGGAGATATTTTAACGAACATTTACAAGTTGTTACAATCAGTTGGAATTACTCCAACGGCAACCCAAGATAGCGATACTTCACAATATCAAATTCTTGAAGCGTTAAAATTACTTCCCAACAGCTTAAACGATATTGAGCAAGTTTTGGGATTGGATTTAACAACTTGGAGTGTTCCTTTTGACTTAGATTTTTTACCAAATAAATACTTTTTTGTTGCAAGGGCAAGTGAGAATTATGTTGCAGGAACAACCTATACTTTTAAAGGAACAACTGATACTGAATATGGTTTTTCCAGTTCAGGATTTAAGTCCGGAGATGAATTACTTGTAATCGTTGATACAAGTGGAGTCCGTGCTTATTCTTTATCTTTTTTAAGTGGAACTGCTACAGAAGTATTTTCAATAATGGGAACTCCAATTGCATTTAATGATACAAATAAAATGTGGTATCAAGAAATGGGGCAACTAATGAGTGATGTACCAAGTGTAGATTATTTAGAAAATATTATTCGAGTTGATTTGTCAGATGGTACAATTTTGTTAAATGACATCTTAGTCATGAATGGATATGTACTTTGTTTCTGTTTAATTCCTGCAACAAATACCTATTTTTTCAGACAATTTATTTTGAGTGATTTAAGTGTTTCTTTACCGGTTGCAATAGTTGGAACTACATTTGATGATACAGATGATTTTTTACCATATATTTACGCTCAACAAGGTGTTGTATATGTTACAAATTCTATGAATACTACTGCAGATGATAATGAAGTTTCAAAACTTAATTTTACTGCTGGAAATTTGACGTTTGTTTCAACAACAACTTTAGATACGGACTTTGTTAAAACATCTAATGCCGTAATAAAATCAGGGTTATTATACACAATGATTTTAGGGGTTTTGGAAAGTTATAGTTTGACAAGTGGAGTAAAAGCTTCTTTAGGTAATTATTCTGGCGTAGCAGGAAATTTATTTGGATTCAATGGACAAGTTTACTTTAGTTCAGGAGAAGTTGCAAAAAAATGGTTTTAAAATAAAAACATATAAAATAAAAAGATATGATACCAACTTGGAGAATAAAACAAGGCGTAGATAATTATAATTTTATAAAAGGAGATACGTTAAACAGTAGAAAAATAACATTTCCTTTTGATATAACAAATTGTAGAATTGATATGCAATTTAGAAAACAAGCTAATGATACTATTGCTTTTAAATGGTCAACAGAAGATAATACTTTTGAGAAAATAAGTGCTAATGAAATAATTATGAAAAGCATAAATTTAAATTTTCAGCCATTTAATTATATTTCAGATCTACAAGTTATTTTTGAAAATGGAACAGTTTTAACTTATTTAAAATCTTCTTTGAATATAGTTCAAGATATAACAGTAATTCCTTAAATATGAATATAATAATTGAAGAAATAGTACAGAATGTAGTTTTAGATATTGAGGAAACAGTATTAGAAACAGTCATTCAAATATCAGAAATGCAAGTACCTGGCGCTGATGGAAAAAGTGCATATCAATCTGCTATTGATGGTGGTTTTGTTGGTACTGAATTAGAGTTCAATCAGTCTTTGTCTAATGTTAATATTAAATCCTCTTTTGCGCAAGTAAATACATATGCTTTAATGCTTGATATTTCATTACATACCGAATTAAAAATAGTTAAGGTACTCAACGACGAAAATAAAGGACTTGAAAATACAATTTACCATATATACCCAGATGGAGTTAGAATGTGGGTAGCTTCAGTTAAAGATAATTAATTAAAAAAATAAATATGATACCAAATAATTTTCCAATAGGAGTACAAAATCACCCAACAGTTGATTCATTTGAAAAAGAAAAAACAATTATTTCTTTAATAGATAATTCAACAAGTTATTTAACAGTTGATACTTATGGATATGGACTAATTAGTTTTTCAGTAGCAAATAATTTAAGTAGTGTAAAAGTTTCAGCGCAATCATCTAATGATAATAGTACTTGGAAAGATGTACAACCAATTTCATTGATGAGTATGCCGAGTAATTTATCAGCTGCATCTGGAAACCCATATGTAAATCAACCAGGAAATAATTCTTATCAATTACCTAAATGTGTTGCTTTGGCTTTGGCATTTTTCGTGGTTCTATCCATCATAAGCAAATCAGATTTTATTCTCAATTTACCTTTTACATTTTTTATGCTTTTAACCATGATTATTGCTTTACCGTGTTTAGTATCTACCATTACCGGCTTTTTATCAATTAATGAGGCAAAAGCACTTTGAACATAATTATTGCCTTTTCTTTTAGAGCGATTTGATGTTAGTTTTGCCTTATCATAATATCGGTTTCTTCTAACTAATCCACGGCCTGTTCTTGTCGCTTTTTTATACATCATTCCTGTATTATCTGTTGCGCCAATCTCATTAGCTTCCATACCATATTCAACGGCTTTATTTGCCTTAATTCCTCTTTTATTTACAAAACCTGCTGTAGCAGATATTGACTCAACATTTCTATTAAATTTCGCTCTTTGAACACCTGTATTTGCTTTAAAAAAATTAGGTTGTTTTACATTCATATTTTTTTTTGCAGACTCCAAAATATTTTTCTTTTTCATTTCAAATGCAGCATCACTAAGAGTAGATCTAATAGCAGAAGGAAATGCACTTCTATTTATTCTTTCTAATTTATCTGACAAATGAATTATATCACTTGTATTAACATTAAATTGAAAATTAGCCATAAAATATTTTTTTTCTTTTACAAATGTAGTAATAAAAAAAGTCAGTCAATTAAGACTGACTTTCAATTACATTTATTAATGTTTTTTTTTAAATTATGGAATCAATCCCTGATTTAGATATTTTTTTCATTTGTTAAATTACCAATTATACAACTTTATCATTTTCGCTACTCTATTTGCTATTATATTATATCCAAAACCATTCAAATGCACATTATCATAGTGCATACCTGTTGGGAAAACCCCATTGGCTATGTCGACATTGTCTTGTGAAGTAGGTACGTATTTTATAAAATCCATTTCTTCAATTGTCGGAGGATTCATATCTACGTAATTATTTGGAAAAGTATTTTTTAATAAATTATTTGCATTAATTATATTATTATAATTAACATTTCCGATAATTTGGTCAGAAGAAGGAAGGACACCTAAAATTACAACTCTTTTAGGTTCTGAAACTATTGATATTGCATTATTATACAAATCAACTAAACCATTTAAATCAGAAGTAGCATTGTTTTTACCCCACCAATAAATTTGAATATCATTTTTTGAATTTTCTATTGTATCAGGATAAAATATACTATTTTCTGGAACTCCTGTGCTAACATTATTCCCCGCTCTAATCGTATATGTTTCAACTGAACTAACTACTGTTCTGACTAACATACATCTAATGCCATTTACAACACCACTTAACTTTCTAGATGTTGTATCGGCTTGAGTTGATAATAATTGAGTAGATATATTAGTCACTATTGCTGGAGTACTACCTGAAAGAGTATTACCCGAAAGCGTTATATACAAAGGTTTTGAACCTTGTCTACAAGCTATTTGCTCCATTGTTTGTCCACCTATACCATAATTATTTATTAATCTTATACCTAATGATTGCTCCAAGT